GATCTGCTGGTCCAGCCAGTTCGCCCGGCGCTCATAAAGATCGGACGAGGCGCCGACCGATCCGGTTTCCACGAACTCGATCGACATGGACGCCGGGATGATCGCCGCGCAATCGCCGGCAATGTTGCTGACCGCCCGGAACAGCGTGGCCTTGTCCTGTTCGCTGGCGCCCGGCTGCCATTTGCCGAGGCGAAGCGGCTGGCCATAGGTCTGGGTAAAGATCGCCCAGTCCCGCAGGGTAAAGGCCTTGAACATCCAGCCCCAGGCGGCCGTGCGCGCCAGGCCCGAGCGGATGGGCAGGCCCGACTTGGCCGGGATATTGCCATAGATGAACTTGAAGGGCGCCAGCGGCACCTCGCGCCCCAGGTCATCCAGCATCAGCGGGGTTTCCAGATCGGTGCGATCGAACCGGAACCAGCGTGGATCGCGCCGGATCAGGCGCCGGGGCCGCCATTGCCCGGCCGAGGTTTCCCAGTCGATCTCGGTAAAGCTGACCCCCTTGCCCAGACAGTCGAGGATGTTGAACAGCTCGGCCCCCAGATCGTCGCGGTCGATCCAGTCGCGCACCATATCGGCAATCGCCACGTCCCCGGCGTCATCGCTGGCGGCCTCGACCGTCACGTCCAGCTGCGCGACCGACCGCTTTCGGGTCGAGATCACGCCCAGGTAATGCGGGTCGCGTTCCTCGATCACCTCGGCCAGTTCCAGATACTGCACCATGTTGCCATGGTCGGCCGCCCGCAAAAGACCGGACAGGATGATCGGGTTCAGCCCGTCGCCAGGATAGCCAGTGACCGGCGATCGCACCCCGCCGATGGTCGGCGCCGAGACCTCGCGGGTCAGATCGCCGCGCTGCACCGGGTTGCCCCAGCGGTCCAGAAGCTGCGGTTTGCGGCCCATCAGATACCTCCTCTCAGACGAGTGCCAAGCGGGCCGGACCACCAGCCACGGCCTTGCGGCTGCTCGAACATCGTCGGCCCGCCGTTGTGGCCGATCCTTCCGGCTTGCGCCTGGACGGCCCGGTAGCCGTATTCGACCCAGCGCATCCGGCTTGCGAAATGCGCCAGCGCCAGCGCGATGCCATAGTCGCCGTGGCGCTTCTTCCCCGTCTCGCCCTCGCGCACCTGGGGCACACGGGGGATGCCCCGGATCAGCTTGATCATCCGCAGGTCGCTGACATGTTCGTCATCACGGATCAGCGCGATCTGATCGTCCTCGAAGGCGGTTTTCAGGGGGGGCATCTGAAGCCGATACCATTCTTCGGAAAACTTGATCGCCCAGACGAGTCCGGCCCCTTCGGGGTCTTCGCGCAGCCCGAACCGGCGGCCCATGTCCTCGGCCACGGTCCAGCCCATGCCGGTTGCGTCGAAGGCCGCGCCGACCAGACGCTCCTTCACCCGGTCAAGGATACGGCCGACCACCAGCTTCTGTTCGTCGCCCGGCACATTGCGCATTTCGACCGCCAGCACCTCGCGCCGTTTCAAGGTCTTTTCAATGGCCAGCAAAGACACCGTTGAAAGGTCGGAAACCCGGCCAAAGTCAAAGCCGAAGGCATAGTGCGGATCGAGATCGAGCGATTCCAGTGCCTCGTCCAGCTCGCGCAGAAACGGGCGCATCAGTTCTGCCTGATCGCGATCCGGCCGGTGCAGGTAGTCAGGCGGCAGTTCCAGCCGCAGCACCGGCAGATCGACCGTCATGCGCGCTTCGATCAACGGCCCGCCCAGCCAGGAGCCGGACGAGGCGGAGGGCACACAGAACAGCTCTTCATCGGCGTCGTCGCCATAAAAGGCGATGATCTTCGCGCGCCAGGCCGCCTCGGCCTCGGCCGTCCAATCTTCGCCCTTGACCAGACAGATGCGCTCGAACAGTCCGTCCTGAAGCGCCTGATCGAAGTCGATCCGCAAGTGCCGGTATGGCAGGCGGCCCGCGTGAATATCCTGAATCGTGCGGTTGAACGGATTGTCGACCCCGTCATGGGTCGAACAGATGATCACCTGACCGCCCCACATCAGGAAGGCCATCGCCGCCTTGATCAACTGTTCCAGGCTGTCGACGAAGGCGGCCTCGTCCACGATCACCACGCCCTGCTTGCCGCGCAGCCCGCGCGGGGCCGAGGACAGCGCGATCAGCTCGAACCCGCTGGCAAACCGGATGCGGAACGCCTGGATGCTCTTGTCGCCCTCGTCATCGCCCTGATCGAACAGGCATTCCTCGACATCGGCCGCGACCAGGGCAAAGGCGCGCGCCCACATGGCCGCGGCGTCGATGAACTCGCGCGTCATCTCGCGGCTGTAGGAGATATACATCACGTCCATGCCGCCGGCGCTGCGCTGGCGGGCGGCGCGCAGGACGGCATAGGCGGCCAGTCCCCAGGTCAGCCCGATCCGGCGGCTTTTCTCGATGAACAGGGCCGAGCAGTCGCGAACCGAATCCAGCAGTGAAACCGTGGTCTGCTGATAGGGTAGAAGCACCTTGGGCAGGCCGACCTGATCGACCACCCCCGGCATGGCATCGGTCGCATCGCGCCGCAGCCGAACCCATTCTTCCTTGGTGATAGGGGCCGTCATGGCGCGAACACCTCCTCGGCCTCGGCCCAGGCGGCAAGGTGTCGGCAATGGAGATTGTCATCGTCCAGGATGTTCGGGATCTCGTGCTTCAAGAGATCGGGGGCGAAATCGCCCTCGCCCAGCCGCCACAGGTGGCGGAAGTTCCCCGAGTTCACCAGATCGCCTCGGCGCGGGTAGACCTCGATCGCGCGGGATTCCTGCCCCCAGACCACGTCCTTGATCCGCTGAAGATCGTCCCACGTGATCGTGCCATCATGGGCCACCATCATGTGGCCAAGCCCGGCATCCAGCCAGACCCGGAACCCGCAAACGGTCAGCTCGCGCTGGTCGAGGGTGATCATCGGGACATCCCCAGCGCGGCCTTGTACATGTCGAGGATCGCGTCTTCCTCGGCAATGTCATCCGGCTTGCGCTTGCGCAGCGCGATCACCTTTTTCATCACCTTGGTATCATAGCCGCGCCCCTTGGCCTCGGCGAACAGTTCCTTTTCCTGTTCGGCGATGTCCTTCTTTTCGGCGGCCAGCTGTTCGGCCCGCTCGATGAACTGGCGCAATTCATCGGCGGTCACGGCATAGGCATCGGTCTCGCTCATGACTTGACCCCCAGAACTGCGGATTTGATGGCCTCAACGGTCTCGGACGTCAGGCCGCGCTCACGCGCGACGGTCTTGACCGCGCTATTCACCTTGGCGGCGAGATCCGCCTCGACCTTGCGGCGACGATCAGAACTGATGCTCTGCGCCGCTGCCGCTTGCCGAAGTGCTGTCGCCAACTGCATCGCCTCGATTGGCTTGCGCTGATCCTCGTCTCCCTCGCCCATCATGTGCAGGACCAGGGCCTTGACCGTCTCGGCCGCCATGACGGTCAGGTTGTCCGATTCCTCGGGATCGAAACGATCCGCCAACTGCGCGACGATCGCCCGCGTCTGATCCAGGCGGCGGGTCAGGCGGGCCATGCGGATCGAGAAACGATTGAATGAGCTGAAGGCCGGAATCCGAAACTCCAGCTCACCGCGATACTCGGCCATCAACGCTTCGCAGCGCGTCACGAACTCGGCGTAAATGTCGGTCTGTGTCCGCTCGCGGCCCGACAGCTCCTGAGCCGCCCAGGCGACAATGCCGTCGGCCTCGGCAGGCAGCAGGTCAAGCGAGGACAGGCGGCCACGGCCGCGCGGGGCATCGGCCATGTCAGCCCCCCGGCAGGCTGGGGCGGTCGATACCCTCGATCGCGATGGCCATCCGCAGGTGCCGCGCGCCCTTGTCCGTCAGGGTGGCGACGACCACCGTGCCGGGCGTTGAGCAGCGTCACTGCTCCCATTTGGGCAAGCCATTCCAGCTCGTCATGGATCCATTCGCGCGGCCGGTCGATGCCAAAGGCATAGAGCTCCTGGCTGATGAAGCCGGAGTGCAGGCGCTTGTCGATCTGCGCGTCCAGCGCCTTGAGGATGATCAGCCGGGCATTGGGCCGGACCCGGTCGTTTTCGTAGCTCATCAGGATTTTCCCGCGCGATCGAGGAGGTATTGTTCGAGGCGGCGGGTCACCACCTCGTTGCGCTGCACCGATTCCGTCATTGCCGACTGCGAGGCCTTGACCTCCTTGAGATCGCCCCGGAAGGCCTCCAGGGAGAGGCGCAGATCGTGGATGTCATCCTTGCCGGGCAGGCCTGTGACAGTCTGTTCCACGGCAACCAGCCGGCTCTCGTGGCGGTCAACCCGCGCACCGACCGAGCCGATCGCATCATCGGTTCGCTTCTGGCGGCTGTGCACCCATCCGACGATGGCAATGACAACCGTGACGATGACGCCCATCGTCACGGTCAGATCGAAGGCGAAGGTC